TTCCTTGGCCGCAGCGTTCTTGCTGCCGAGACGCTGCACGGCGTCGTAAATCTGTCTTTGCCGAGGTGTCACTTGCTACACCCAGCGTCGATCTGTTGGATCAGTAACGCGCCCGTGACCAGGGATTGCGGCCCACCATCCGCCGCCAGTGACGCCGCATGGTTCGTCCTGCTTTGCGCCGTGCCATCGCAGATCGCGTTAGTGCTTGGCGCGGTCGCGCAACCACTCAGCAGCAGCAGCGGCATCAGTAGGACCAACATTGTCGATCCGTTTGGAAGTTTCGGCATAGGCTTTCAACTCCTCAATCTTGGCAGCATCTCTGCCAGCCTTCTTGCCGCCAAACCAAGCCGCTAGAAGAACCAGCACAGGCTTCAGGAGAGGGGCAAGGAAGGCGCTCATGCTTTGCGCTTGGCGATGACTGACCAAACCGCAACGATGATCGTAGCGGCAGCGCCACCGACTGTGGTGGCCGTTTCGCTGTCGATAAGACCCTTGCCGACCAGATAGCCGCCGAGAGCCGATGCGAGTGCGCGGGCGATGCCGCCGATTTCAGTTGCCGTCATTTTTTTATTCCCTGAAACATTGCCAGAATGGCGTTGAAGATTGCAGCAAGCGTAGAGTTTGCTTTGTCCTTCTCGCCCTCAACCGTGTGCATATCCGCGGTTACGGGTGTCAAGAACAGTGTTACTTCTGCATTGCGACGATTGACTAGCCCCTGCACAACCTCACCGCCAGCCTTGTTCCACATCTTGAATGCGGCAGCGGCACGGTCTTTGTTGCCAGCATTGAGTTCACGCAAGACAGTGGACTTGGCAAAGGCATTGGGGCCGATGTTGTAGGCCAAACACACACACGCACCGCGCTCATTTTGGTTGACCTTGGTCGTGATCATCGCGTCAACCGTGTCCGCGAATTTCTCAACGCCCTGCCGTAGCAAGTCCTCAGCACGTTCCTGCGTGATCGTCATGTCCTTGGCGGGTGCAATGCCAAGGCCAGCCGCAGCAGTAGTTCCGTATCCGATTGTCCAGATGCCCACGATGTCTTTGTAGGCCGTCAATTTGCAGCCTTCGAACCGCTTGATCAAATCCAGCGTAGCCTGATTGACGCTCATTTGTGCATATCCCTTTGGATTTCATCTAGTTTCTTGAAGATGTTGGACAGCCCATCCTTGATCTCTTTCAGCTCCCTATCGTGAGATTCTTTAGTCAAAGCAAACTCAGTTTTTATGACAGCAATCTCTACAGCATGACCTTGGCTCATCTTGAAATGCATCCAAACGAACGCAATCAGCGGGACCACACAAAACTGGAGTAGCATTTTAGCTAATTCCATGACGTCCATCTGCTGCTGCATCAATAACGCCCTTCCCAAACACGCAAGTGAGCATTATCGCTGTTGTTCATTTCACGGGCCACAACGTCACGCATAGCCGCCGTGTCATTGGCGTTGACGCCCCATTTTTTGGCCCACTCAGCCCACATTTTCATCGGGATCAGCCCCACCAACTTGCTTTCGCCCAAGTGGCCTGCCCCTGCGCTTTTTAACGCTTTCGCCTTCTCCAGAACTGGGTTGAAGTCGTGCGTCTGCTGCACGATTATCTTCCCCTCGTCCGTGAACATCTTTTCCGCTATTTTCGTCATGGGCATCCTCAAACGTCAGATTTGGATAGGCTAGGCGCATCGTCTCAGCGACACTAACTGGCATCCGCAATATTTGCCCGCGTCGATAGCGAACACCACCACGGAATATCCCTTCACACGTTACAATATATTCTTTCATTTGTAAGAAGGGGCGAGCCTAAACCCGCCCCCCTCTTTATTACGAAACGGTAGCAGAGAACGGGGTTGCTTCCGTTCCAGATGCTTCCGACATGACAATGACAGCCCAAGTGTCAGCTGCGATGTCATCAAGAACAACGCGCCAGCCCTTTAGACCGCCCTTGGTCGAGCCATCAAGCGTGATAGTGTCGGACGCATCAGCAGTGTAGAAGCACGAAGCGCCTGCACTGTCGTTGCCCAAGTAAGCCACACCCATCATAATGTCAGTTGCATCAGCAACCTTGATGATTTGGCTACCAGAAGCATCGACAGAGCCGATGAACTCGTAGCGATTGCCAGAGCCAGTGGCTGCCGGCAGGGTGGCAGTAATGCCAGCAGCGCGGCTCATAATGACGCGCTGACCAACGTGTGCTTCGTCGGTGATCGTAACAGTCGCAGCAGTGACCGTCACGATGCCGTAGTTCTCAAAGTAATTTGACGGCATGAGATTTCCCTTCAGCCAGATGTTGAGGAAAAGGGCGAGCCGAAGCCCGCCCCGTCACGATCACGAAACGGTGTTGTCGTAAACTGCGCCATTGGCTGCTTCGTTGCGAGAAACCAAGGTCAGTTCGGTGAGAACCTGACGCTTTTCGTTGTCGCCCGTTTTAGCCAACTCTTCGTTGCGGGTTGAGCGCAGAACGCCAACAGCCCACATGTCATCTTGCAGGATGAACACATCACGACCACGGTTTTCGCGGGTCGGTTTGAACTCAACAGTCCCCCACGGAGTGACGTAGACGGACATGTGCTTGATGACGGTTTCATCTTCGGCCACGACATTCGAGCGCTGGTTGTTGTTACCAGTGAAGCCCAAAGCCACGTTCATCTGGAAAGCCGACAGATAAACCGAGTCGGGCTTGCCGCCAGAAACCCACGTAGCCTGCATCACGCTGTCGAACTTGGTTTGCGAGAATGCAGTGGGAGTGCCATCGTCCGTGCGTGCGTTCGTGCCGTCACCAGTGGGATCAGCACCGCTGGACCCAGTTTGGAAGTTGGTGTTGGTGAACAGCCATGCCGGAACGCCAGCCAGCTTACGAGCGGCAGAAGACGAACCAGCAACACGCGCCTGATTGGCGAACATTGCCTTTTCGATGTCCAGCTTTTGCTCCTTGGCAATTTTCAGAACCTGATAAGCCATCTCGCGTGCGCGACCAGCTTTGTTCAGGCCTTCATCAGTGCCGGGGATGACCACCGCATTTTTAAAGATTTGCGTGTAGTTGCCCAAGCGGCTGGTGACGCCACGGCTTTCAGCGACAGTATCATCGCCTTCAATGTGTGCGTTTTCAGCCGAAGCCCGCAGGGCATCAGTCTGCCATTCGTGGAAAGTGTTCTTCGCTTTTGCCTTGGCGCAAGCAGTGTAGAACGGAGTTTCTTCCGGGGAGATGTTGTAGATGACGTCCGAAAGGTCTTCCCGGATGCCTTTTACGTCATACGAGTCGAGAGTGTTTGTTGGCTGTGCCATGATTGTAAGTCCTTGTTCTGATTAACGGAAAAGAAGATCAATGAAAGCCTCTGGCTTCCCCGACCTCTTAGCTACCTTCATCTGCCGATCACGAACGATTTTTTCAGGTGCAGGCTTACGAGCCATTGGCTTTACGTTGCGCGGGGGTTCGGGCTTCTTAGCCTTATCCTTTACCGCCGAAAGCCGATTGTATTTGTAAGCGTCATACAAGACTTGCACTAGGCGAGCATCGACGGTGCTTGCCACTTCTTCAGCCGAAAGCCCATACTTTGACGCAAACTGCAAAAGTTTATTCTGGAGAACGGGAGCCTTTTCAGGATCGCCAAACTCTGGAATAGCCTCAATCAACCGCCGCGTTTGCTGTTGCAATTCCTCTTTACGGGCTTGCTCCTGAAGCGCGTTGTGGCGCTGGGCTTGATCGTAAAGCTGCCGCTGCTGAGATTGATAGTCTTGCAAGTTGTTGTCGTAATGTGCCTTTTGCTGCATATACCCGATGGGATCAGTGTCCATCAATCGGATATCTGGAGCTTGGGGCGCTCTCATAACTCCCTGCTGCTGGATATTCTCCAACGTGGCGAGGAATTGCTGTCGTTCGGTCTGAAGGGTTTGGAAGATGCTTTCTGCTTCCTTGCGGGCAACAGCAGCTTCTTGCATCCCCTTCTGGATGTAGGCTTGTCCCGAATAATCCCGCTTTAGTTCCTCTAGGGTGACCTGCTTTTCTGCGCCATCAACTTTGACAGCGTAAAGGCTAGGCGTCTTTGGAACGTCAGTTTCTTCGCTTTCCTCATCCTCGTCATCCGTTAAATCAGGTTCTTCACCCTCATCTTCGGAATATTCAGCGGCGTCTTCGTCATCCGCTTCAAGTTGCTCCTCTGGTTCATCCTCTACCGCTACTTCGGCTTTGGGTTCATCCTTCGCAGGGGCAAGCAGGCTATCAACAGCCGCTTCGATTGTGTCAGTCGTTTGCACGGTCCCGATCCTGTTTTGCCTCGACAGCCTCGGCGTCTAATCTCGCTTGGAGGGCGTCGAGAATTACTTGGACGGCGCGAACACTTGCGTGAGCCGCCGTTATTCTCGTTATATCACAAGTTGCGTCCAAAAACACCCCCACCGCATCATCGCGGATTTCACCGATCACGGCTTTGAAAACGTGATCGGCTAGGAGTGTTTTCGCCTCAGAGGCCCGTTGTTTGATTAGGGACAAATTGCATCCTCGGCATTTGCTGTTCACGCTTAATTGCGTTCAAATCTAACTGAACGCCCGTCTTTGCTAGCAGTTCCCCAGCCCTGATTGCAAGGTCTTGGGCCATGCGGTCACGCTCGCGGTCATCATCCATCCGCATTTTCTCTGCGTCTAGCTGCACCTTCGCCATGTCAACCTGTGCGCGTGTGGCCGTTTTCATCTGCTCCGACTGCAAGAATGCCATGTTCGGATCAGATGGTTGCTGCGGTTGCTGACCTTGTGCCGCCTGTGCGGCTTGCATCATCAGCTGCTGTTCAATCTGCGGGTTCATCTGGTTGTAGTAACGATCAGCGTTGTGGATGCCAGCCATGCCCAGAATATCCGCCAGAGTGTTGCGGATGCCCGTCATGGTCACGATCCCATTGGTAGGGCCATAAGCCTGCCACACTTGCATCTGCGTCTGCATAGTCATTTGCAGCGCCGCAATGCGATCATCCCGGTGGTTGTTCCCTAGACCAACATTTGTCACCAAGTCCAAGTCACTCGTCCATGAGCGCGGGTCAACAGGCACAAACTGCCCATCAAGGCGCATCATCTCGTCTGGATTAGGATTGGCGCGGGCGATCTGTGCAATCAGGCGGAACATCTGGCGCATCCCGCCTTCTGCCAAGTTGCGGGCGATAAGCTCAGAGACTGCGGAAGCGGCCTGCACAGCAGCATTCACGCCTGCGGCTGTCTGCGACTGCAAGGCGTTAGCATCCATGCCCATAGCGGCCCCTGTGACGCCTGTCTTGGCACGGATAGCCTCGTCGTAGAACTGGATCGCTGGCAAAGCAGCCGTTGCCGCATTCCCAATCGCAAACTCACGCAGCGCGTTGATGTCTTTAACGCGGACAATCCCGCCGATCTCGTTATTTAGAAGATCGTCCATGTTGACCATATTGGTCACAGCCATGACGCGGGGGTTGTTTGCCATTGCTAGGCCGTCAAGCAGGCCGCGCAGAAGCGATGTTGATGCGTCTTGGTCTTCAATCACAATCTCAGCCAAGGAACGGCCAAAGAACGTGTGCGGTTCTGGGTCAACCTCAAAGATGGCGAACGGCACATAGTCGCACAGTTCATAGTCAAGGATTTCGTAGTCGTTGCCAGCGCAGATGAATTTATACATACGCGGGACGCCTGTGCCTTCGATGTCCATCCGCATATAGGCTTCGGTCATTTGGACCTTACGCATGGACGGATCAGCGGCATTTTCATTATCGTCGTTGTCACCCCAGCCGCGACGAGCCATTTCTTCCTCGTCATCAACCGTGCCTTCTGACGATCCTGCAAGGTCATAAACCGTGTCAAAGTCAAAGCCCATCGCCACCAGATCACCAACACGCGCTTCGCTGGTGTGACCACAGACATAGCAATCATCGATGCTGACAGCCATGCGATCAACAAAGAAGTCTTCCGGCGCAACGCTTTGGATTTTGATTTGGCCTTTGACCGATGTGCGGGCAACGCGCAGTTCATAGCTTGCCATGCGCGGCTGGATTTCTATGCCCATTTCATCAATCACAGCTTCAGCAACAATCTCTTCCTCTTGAGAGATGATTTCCGACTCTGGGTCATCTTCAATAAACGCAAGCTGTTCAGGCGTCAGGTCGCTGTATTCATCGATCTCAACTTGTGGCACTTCGTCATAGTAAACCTTGGCCACGCCAACCTTTTTGATCAGCGCATCGTGGAACACATCGGACAAGACACGGAAGCCGTTATTCCGCTCAAAGATGTATTTGGCATACTTGGTGGCTTGGTCTGCGCCCATGACGGCTTGCGGGGAGTTAGGGATAAACTCCACAGGCTTGTCGGACTGCAAGAACACCCGCATCAGGGCTGGCTTGATTGCGCGGATCGTATCGCGCACCTTTGTGGCAACAACCTTTGACCGACCCTCTTCGAAGTCAACAGCAGACCTGCCATCAAAGTATTTCTGAGCGCGGATGCGATCTGGTGCAATTTCGCTTTCAACAAAATCAACAGCCTCACGCACCGCATTTGTGATGGTGTTTTGGATTTCGTCATCTGTGAGGGCTTTGGGCTGCATTCTTATCTCCGATCTTGGGAAAGCAATCCCGGTGCAACGCGGGCCGTTTCAGCAATTGCGCGAACTGGGTTGCGCACGAGCGATTGCAGAGGCGCAAAACGCATTGCAATTTGTGAAGCAGCAGGCGCAACAGCCCCAGCCGCAGCCGCAAGACCAGCAGCAACGGGGCCTAAGCCAGCTTGGTAGCCAGCCCCGCCAGCCAATGTTGCCAGCGCGATTGGCAGGGCTTCGCTGATTCTGCGCACTCCACCGGGCGATGTCGCTGGTGCGGGGCGAAGTATTGCTGCTGCCGATCTGGTAAAATCTGTCATCGGTGTTGAAGTTCCAGTCGCATAAGCCTCACGGCCCTGCGCTCGGATCATAGATTGGTTAAGTTGAGTTGGGGACAAGATGCCGCCTTCTGCCGTTGCCCTGCTTGCAGCATCCCGAACCCCGATGAAGTTCCGATATGCTTCACGCGATTTAGCAAGTGCAAAAATGTCATCTGCACGACCAGCAGCGATCAACGCTTCATCTGTCATGCCATCTAGCAACGTGCGTAGATCATGCGCTGCGGTGCGTGTTGCCGCATCAGAAGAAACCGTTAACGAACCAATGTCAGACCTCCATTGCTTCAATCGCTCTAATGAAATCTCTTTTCCACTTTTCTCAAATGCTTTAATTTCGTTAGCAATTCCGCGAACTCTTGGCGTCAACTGCCCTGCTGGCACACGATCAACATAGTCTGTTGCGATTTTCAAAGCAGCAGATGCGTTAGCTGTTGACGGGATTACATTGATACCAGCAACGGCGTCATCCATTTGTTTTACAATGAATTTCTGAGTTGCCGCAAGATTTTCAGGCGTTGCAAGTTTTGCAGTGCTTCCAAGTTGCTGCATTGTTGATGCGGTGAACGCTTTAAGTTGATCATCCGTTGCTTGCAGACGGCCTTCTAACCCCATCAATGCTTGCGACTGAAGCCCTTGACCTGTCGACACATCAACACCAGCTTCGCGCAAGACATTCGCCATGCGGGCAGTTTCATCATCGCCAACAAAAGCACCGGGCTTCCCTGTCAAAAATGCGGGGGCAACAACACCAGCTAACCGCGCATAAGGTTCAAGCAATGACCCTTCAGTTGCATAGCCAAGACCTTCGGAAAGAAGGCCCCCAAGCGCCGAAACTTTTCCGCCAGCGCCGCCGCCCAATAGTTCGCCAGTTGTGCTGGTAGCACCGCCAAGAAAACCGGGAGCTTTGTAATTTACATAGCCACCAGTGAGGTCATTGAGCGCTGATTGAATGACCTGACCAGATATTCTGCTTGGTGGAACATTTTCTGGTATTAACCCAACCTTTTTCAGTCCAGCATTTATCAAATCATCAAGCGTTCCGGGCAAACCAATCAACTGGGATGCGCCACGGACGGTTGCTGCCCCAAGACCAGTGCCAAGTTCTAAAGCACGTTGCGGCAGGGTTCTTTCTTGTTCCGGCGGCACAGGCGAAACTTGCAACGCTGCCATTGCCATTTCATTCATTGCCGCAGCGCGCTCCGCCGATCCGGGCTGCAACTCCAATGTGCCAGCCTTCGCAGCATCAGCGCGTTCACGCATGATCAATCTATCAATGGCCTGCTTCATCGTTGCTTGATCTGTGCCATCAGGAAACTGAAGAACGCGACCATCGGGAAGTTTGACGCCAATCATTCAAATGCTCCAGTTGCTGTGTTGTAAGTTAAAGTTGGCTGAACGACAGCGCCAGTTCCAGCATTAC